ACCTGCCACAGGCAGTGGAACCACAGCACTTCCACAAGGCCAAGCAGTGAAAACAGAAACTGCACAGCCAACTGTGACTGCGACACCCGAGCCTACTCCTGCTCCACAACCAGAAACTGCTCCCGCTCCACAACCAGCAACTGCTGAAGGTGGTAACTCCAAAGCAGAAGACATTCTGGCAATGATCAGAGCAAGACAATCCAAGTAATCCAACAGGGGGTAGAAATGCCCCCGTTGACACAATGTCAAAAGTTTCATATAATAAGCAAAAGGATAAAACAACATGGTCAAACCGTTTGATGTAACAAAATTTAGAAAGTCCATAACCAAGTCCATTGATGGCTTGGGCATTGGCTTTAACGATCCTACTGATTGGATCTCCACAGGCAATCACGCTCTAAACTATTTGATTTCGGGCGATTTTTACAAAGGTATTCCACTAGGCAAAGTAACTGTGTTTGCTGGCGAATCAGGATCAGGTAAATCATACATTTGCTCTGGCAACATCATTAGAGAAGCACAGAAAAATAATATATTTGTCATACTAATTGATTCTGAAAATGCACTGGATGAAGCGTGGCTACAGGCCATAGGTGTTGATACATCAGAAGACAAATTACTGAGATTAGGCATGTCAATGATTGATGATGTAGCAAAGACCATATCAAACTTTATGAAAGAATACAAAGTAGACTACGGAGACAAAGATCAAGAAGAAAGACCCAAAGTGCTGTTTGTACTAGATTCATTGGGAATGATGTTGACTCCCACAGATGTTGATCAATTTGAAAAAGGTGACATGAAGGGTGACTTAGGTCGAAAACCCAAGGCATTGACAGCACTTGTGAGAAACTGTGTTAACATGTTTGGCTCTTACAATGTGGGCATGGTAGCAACCAATCACACATATGCATCACAAGACATGTTTGATCCAGATGATAAAATATCAGGCGGACAAGGTTTCATTTATGCATCAAGTATTGTGGTAGCAATGAAGAAATTAAAATTAAAAGAAGATGAAGCAGGTAACAAAGTAACTGATGTGAGAGGTATTCGTTCTGCATGCAAAGTGATGAAGACACGTTTTTCCAAACCATTCGAAGGTGTGCAATTAAAAATTCCTTATGAAACAGGAATGAATCCGTATTCAGGACTGCTTGACCTTTTTGAAAAGAAAGGCATCATCACACAGTCAGGCAACAGATTGAAATACATCACACAAGAAGGCAAAGAAATACTTGATTACAGAAAAAACTGGGGTGCAGACAACCTTAAAATTGTCATGCAGGAGGTAAGTAATCAGTTTAATGAAGGAGACGATACAGCAACACTTGCTGTTGATGAAGAAGATGGAGACACAAATGCTGATTGATGTTTGGGGATTGATGAAAGCCTATGTTTCTGCCAAAGACAAATCTGTTGTGGCAGAAAAGTTTGTGGACATTGCCATGGACAATGGTGTTGAAGATGAAGAACTCAAAGAATTAATCGGCCATGATGACGAATTAGATGAAGCCATTCGTTACAATCTCGACATTGAACAAGACGAAGAAGACTATGAGGATGCATGAACTGGTTTTCCAGAGTTACGCAAGACATTTCCAAAATACCTGATGCTATTGCATACTATGAAGCGGAACTAAATCAAGCATCTGCTGAAGTAAAACTGCATGGCAACTTAGAAAAACAATCATCAGCCATGCCAGGTGTTGTGGAATCTCGCTTTCGTCAACTGCAGGAAGTTGAAGGCATTCTCAAACACTTAGAAATACAACTGCGTAAACTTAAAACCAAGCACTACAAAAAATATTTAGAGAACTATCAAAGAGCACTGACTTCACGTGATGCTGAAAAATATGCAGAAGGTGAAGACGAAGTGTGTGACTATGAAGCCATTGTGAACGAATGGGCACTGCTACGCAACAAATGGCTGGGTGTGATCAAAGCACTGGATCAAAAGCAGTGGCACATCACCAACATAGTAAAACTTAGAGTTGCTGGCATGGAAGATGCCAATCTTTAACCTATAATATAAATATTCCGAGTCAATAAGCAATTTTTTTTGACCAAAATTTTTTTTTGGCTCGAGTTCGAAAGGAAAAAAAATGACGCAACTCATCGACCCCCACAAATTTACAAAGACTGTTGGCCTTTTAAGGTCATTTTTTTTGGACAAAGGATTCTTAGAAGTCCACACCCAAAACAGACTATCAATACTTGCCGCTTGTGAAGACCCGTTCAATGTAGCAACCTACAACTATGCAGGCAATGTTTGGCCCCTGCCACAAACAGGCCAAATGTGGCTGGAACACGAATTATTAAGTAGCCCCTCTAGTAAGGGGTTTTTTTGTGTCTCCACTTCATACAGACAAGAGCCCAATGCTATCCCAGGTAGACATGACATAATATTTCCAATGTTTGAATTTGAAATGCCAGGCAGTGTTGATGACCTCAAAGCCATGGAGTATGAACTTGTAGAATATCTTGGATTTGGAGAACTCACAGAAAAAACATATGCGGATTGGCAACAACATTTTGGCATTGGTGCGGATGTAGAAATGACAGCAGAACATGAAACAGCCATGCAAAAAGAATTTGGTCAAACCATTATCACAAACTTTCCTGAAATGACTTCACCATTTTGGAACATGGCCAGAAACGATGATGGCACAACTGCCAAAAAAATGGATGTCATTCTAGGCGGCATGGAAACCATCGGGTCAGCAGAACGTTCATGCAATGTTGACATGATGCGTGATACATTTCATTCAATCACAGATGGAGCATACTCAAAACTTCTGTTTGAACTGTTTGGCAAAGAAAGGGTAGAAGCAGAACTTGAAAAGTTTTTAGAGTTTGACTTCTTTCAACGAGTAGGCGGAGGCATTGGCATGACCAGAATGATCAGTGCTTTGGACAAACAATAAAAATTAATCTGGGGTGGTGGAATGGTAGACACGCCAAACTGTTTATTTGGTACTTAGGTATACTGCAATTTATTTAAGTGTGTAGGTTCGAGTCCTACCCCCAGAGCCATGCATGAGGCAAATATCTGTCATGCAAATCAAACTGTAGCTTTTCTGCACAACACCTGTTGCAAATTAACACTGTATTTTATGAATTTTGTGTCATAAATTAATATGGAAGACGGAAAAAATAAAATGAAAAAGATTTTAAAATTATTATTAAAACTACAGAAACTCAACACACTTGGCAACAAGAAAAACGTGAAAGAGGCATTCAAATACGTTTACTAATGGAAAGAAAGAAGGAAGAATGGAAAGAGCATTTGAAAACACTGCAAGAAGTCTTGGTCAGTTTACTCGTTTTGTCAATCATATTTTTGGCATTGACGATGAAAACATTATCAAGTTTTGCAGATACGAATATGGCACTGAATGGCAGTGGGCGTACCATACTTGGCAAAGGGAAAGAAAATTTCCTAATACACTCAACAGAGACAACGCGATATAATGCGTGAACCGCAAATTTGGTTTTTTATTGTGACTGCACTAATGCTAGTAATTGGTGCAATCATAATGATGATTAAGATCACGCCAACACCTGAAGAAGACGAACGACGCTGGAACTGGATGCTTGGAAAAGGTCCTGATCCATACAAAAAGGAAAAAAAAAGATGAGTAGAATCAAAGTCAACATATTAAAAGACAGCACCAACACGGATAGTTACAAGTATTCAAATTTAAATCTTTTGAGAATTGTAATGGCCGGCAACAGTAAAGCACGAAACAACAGCAGGAGATATAAATGAGCACCCTATCAAAATACTTGCACAATTTGAATCAATCACCTTTTCCTAAAATGCAAGGAAAAACAACAAGAGGAAAAACAAAAAAATAATGCAATATCTAAAGAACTTACTAAACGCAATCAGACCGCAATCCAAACAAGAGTGGATTGAGTCCTACCTATCTCAGTCAGTGGATCGCTATGATCTAGAAGCAAGACAGCAAGAATTGACGAGGAAAGGTATATACTAGGATGATCAATTACGACGTAACACAATGGGCCACGATGTTTAGAGCGTCACAACTCTATCTTCGTGCTCTACGGCGTAAAAAACATGTATTTCCACACCAACAAATTCACAGTTTACATGCTTATAAACTTAATCATAAAGTTGTACAAGCATCACGTTTCACACCATATTATCACTTCTAATGCCTACCACAACAGGAGATTACATCATGTTAATTTTCATGATATTGGCTGCCCTGATGGTGATTGCAGGTGTAATATTAATGGCAGTCAACAATCAATATAATAAAAAGTATTCCAACCAGCTCATGCAGGCAAGAGTGCTGTTCCAAGGACTAGCACTTGCAGTTTTATTTGTAGTGGTTTGGTCATCCACATAAGATCCTCGCAAAACTATCTTTAATATATAAATTTATAAATGAATCTTACTGTTAGTAGTGATGTGCCAATCAACAAAATTTATCTTAAAGATCTAGCATACAATAAAATTCATATATCGCAAGACACAAATATAGATATACCAGATGGATGGTATGAATTGTGTATTGAACACTGCGGCCAAAATATAGAAATACAAGACATTGCAATCAATGATGCTAGTATCCAACATATAATTTACACTGGATATTTTACTGATAGCAATGGAATAATACACCAGCCAGCTACATGCCTTTGGGACGAAGGTGGCATCTTTAGCATATGGATTCACACAGAAATAGGAGTATTGTATCAACGTACAATTGATGCAATAAGAAATGGTGACTATGGAACAAATCTGTTTGACAAATACATCTTGACTGTGGATCGTCCACTGGAAATTGGTCAATCTTGGAACAACAGACTAAAGAGTTTTTTTGGTCATGGCCATGGTCCTTATTGGTGGTATAACAATGACAAATACACTCCATGGAAAAAAATAACACTTCCCAACTTTGACACTGATCAATTAATCGACGAACTGAATGACTGGTTACCTCACTATAAAGAAAACAATGACAAAACATGGTGTATTAGACAACTTAAAAACGGAGCATCTGATCTGCCTTTTGTGGAACCTCATGACATTCCTAATAATATTATAAAAACACTTATTGATTCTATAGGATACAAAAGATTGATTGATATCTCTGTGCAAACTCTCGAGCCGGGCGCATGTATAGAAATGCATCGAGATGATCACTATGATCGCAAAGCATATCCTTACATCAAAGGTTGTAAAAAGTTTTATTGGGCATGCCAGGATTCTCAAGGAGTACACATGAAACTTGGTAAAAGTGGACTGTTACCATTAGAACATCCGCTGTTAATCAACACTGTAGAGCACACACATGCAGTAATTCACCAAGGCAATAAAACCAGAACCAGTATTCTTGCCTATGGCGAATTATAATAAAAAATAATCATTCCATTGCAATAATCACACAGATTTGCTAAAATACTGTATCCAATTATATAAGAGGAGATAACAAATATGTTAGAAAAACTGTTTGGCCTATCCAAGGCCGGCACTACTATTAAAA